TTCGTAACTGGGGAAGTCTTTTGAGTGAGATATTAACTTAATAATCTTCACATTTTTGTGTTCGCTAGGAACTCCAATTTTTGGTTGACAAACAGTAGAGTTGTCTTCCAAAACTAATTCCCAATGATAAATAAAATGTAGTTTTCTCGCTATCATTAGGATTCGTCATATGAAATACTAAAAGTTTGAGTCTCTATATTACCACTTAGTGCACCATAATCTACTTCTAATTGTAATATTAAAAACTCTGATTGCTCACCAATATCATCAATATAATCATCAACAGTATCACCAGTGAATTCTACTGCTGTCCCAGCACTATAATGTGCTGTTGCTACATACCCAACTGGGTATGGGCCTCCGTCACAGGCAGTAGAGACAGAATCAGCAGTAGAGGGCTTCCTCCCAACAGAAGTTGTCCCTATTAACATTCTAACATAATCTGAAGGTGGGGTAGCTGGACCCCAACATTTAAAATTCTCAGTTCTATTGTTTGGTTTAGCTGTCATTTCTAGTCTAAGCCAAGACTCTGCTGAATAATTTGGAGATTCAGTAACAGTTCTAGGAATTAATATAGGAAAATTAGTATTAGCTGCACTAGTATCTTCAGATAGTAGAAACACTTCTTTGTTAGAATCTGTTTCTACCCCTGCATCTGCACTAGTACATTTAAGAAGTTTGAAAGAAGCAACTGAAGCCATGATTATGCCTTTTCAATAGTGATCTTTACTTTATTATCTTTAAATCTTTTCCATATTTCAAAAGGAATATCAAAATCCATATAAGTATAAACGTCTACTTCTTCTTTTTTGCTATTTTTTTCGTCTATTTGGCTAAAGATAAAAACAATACCGTTATTACTAGAATGATGATTAATCTTGCCTTCTATTTTCATTTTATTTCCTCTTCTGTTGGTGCTTTTTGAGACTCTATGTATTCTTCTTCTAATTTTTTAAGCTTAAAATCACAATAAACAACTAAAGAACTTGGGCAATTAAATTCGATAATAGCGTCTTTTATTCTAGATAGAGCTAACTCGCTAGTCATTCCATTTATAATCTCTTCTATTTCTACAATATTGCTTTTGTTCTTCTCAACTATAGCTCTTAATCTAGAATCGCTTATCGCATTTTTATTAAAAATTTCTTCTTCCGTAACTTCGTCAGATTCTTCTTTTTCTTCTACGATCCAACCCTTAGTATATACTTCACTTTTTAAAAGCATTTTTCTCTCTTTTGTAGTGATGTTGTCTTTGGTCTCTTTTCCATCAAAAAAATCTTCCTTACCATCTTCTCTCTTAAAGAATAATTTGCCAGGAAGCATATAAGTAAAAGTATAATAATCTTTAGTTTCTAATACTACAAAATGATCGTCGCCATGTTGATCGGTAACAATTTTAGCTTTTTTTTGTTCTACTACTTTTGTTTCTGTAGTTTTTCTAGATTTTGATCCTTTATTTTTGTTAGCCATTTTATTTCCTTTCTTTTTAAAATGGTGGGGGAAAAATCCCCCAATTTTATTCAGCTTTCTATTTTAGCCAGACACTATAGTAATTTTCGCCATTCTTTCAGGGAAAAATACCGCACAACCCATCTTCATATAAAGATGAATATGCCAAATTAAGTTATCTACGTCAATATCATCCTTAGAACGAAGTTCTTGATTGACAACGTATTTACCTACGTCTTGTCCAACAACCAGAATTTCATTTTGGGGAATAGTCATTTTACCAAAGCCATCTCTCCATTGAGGAAGTCCAATAACGGGAATACCTCTAAAAGTAGGCAGCTTAGTGTTATTAAAAGCTATTTCTCTTTGACTATCAGAGAACAATCCTCTGTCACCATAAGTAGCATCTTGGTTAAAGTTTAGAAGAGGATATAGAAGATTTCTACGTCCTATAATAACTTTAGCAGAACCAATTTGATCTTCTACGTGGTTAACAGCTTGATCTAAAGCACTTTGGCTAAGTGGCGCAAGAGCAACAGTAAAATAGTTTCTATCTCCACTAGTAATTGACCCAGATAGAGTATTAAATACTCTAGCGTTAATAGCACCAAGAATAGCATCTCTAGCAGCTACTACTTGGTCTTGTGCTGTCCCATATCTACCAGCTTCTAATTGGGAAATCTCGTACTCAGGGTGAGCAGAAACCATCCAAGTTGGAACTACAAATACTTTTTGGGTCATACGTGTTCTTGGCGCATATGATCCAGGCTCATGCCAATAAGCTTTCAATTGTCCTCTAACTGCATACTCCGCTGTTTGTCCGACAGGAATTACTTCCTTTGGTAGAACTAACGAAGCAAGGTCAGTTTGGGCAATACTATCACTAACATATTTAACAATCTTTTCAGCCATAGCATGACGGGCTTCGTCATTAGCTACAACTTCACGCATTTCTTCGGCAAATGCTTCGAATTTATTAGTGTTCATTAAAGAACCTCCTTGCTATAATAAATAAAATTCAATTAAAGTCTAGATTAAAGTCTAGATACCATTGTTCCTGGTGAAATTCTATATCTAAGATAAGCATGAGCACTATCTTTCATATAAAGACCCGTTGCAAATCCAACATACGATTCTATAACAGCACCAACCATTGTCCCTACGCTAGTTGCTTGCAAATAACCTGTACCAGTAGCAACATAAAGTCTAGGCATATGGTCAGATGCAGTCAAAGTAGCAGCAGCAGTGCTTGTGCCAGGAACATAAGTTTGACGACCCCAGTTTGAAGTAGAAACACTTTGTCTAGAATTCAAGCCACCTGATCCAAATCCCTCAGTAGTACCAGTCCAGGCAAACTTATCAGTAAGATATTCTCCACCCTCATAATAAATAATTTGGTCACCTTTAGTAAGCTTGTCTACACTATCAGACGTATCACTATAATCTTCTGAGAAATAATACTTATTTACAGGGAAAATAGCTCTTCTAGCTTCTGGTGTAGAACTTGGCAATTCAAGTTTTTGTTTACCATCAGCGTTAATACCTGAAACATAACAAAAACATCCGTTATAAGCTCCAGATGTATCTATAACAGCTTCGCCATGTCTAATTCCAGGAATAATTACTTCTATCATTTTTTACTCCTTAAAGTCCTAAGACTTCCTTAAAAATCATATCAGAAGCAGTTTCCGCAGAAGCAGAAGCCGCACCATCGTCTGATTTATTAGCAATAGCTGTTTTATTAGATTCTTCTACAGGGTCTACGCTAGCTTTTGCTTTCTCTTTCTTTTTCTTATCGTCTTCTAGTTTCTTTTTTTCTTCATCAGAAAGTTCTTTTTCTTCAGAAGGTTTATCTTCCTTTTTCTTAAAAACAGCTTCAGCTAAAACTTCAACATAAGAATCGAACTGATCGTCGTCCATTTCGGCAATTGCATTTTTAACCCTATCTGCTGTCTTTTCAAAAGTAAAACCTTTTTCCACTAGAGTATTCCAACGAGCTTCAGCTTGTTCTTTCTTAGAAAGATTTAACTTAAACTCATCGAATTCGGCTGCTTTAGCTTTCAACTCTTCTTTAGAAGTTTCAAGTTCTTTTGTAACAGTAGCTACAGAAGTATTCGCTTCAGCAAGAGTAGTTTCTAACTCGGCAACCTTAGTGCCATCTTCTATTTTCTTCAACTGTTCTGCAATAGCTACAGAAACAGCTTGTTTAAATTCAGGTGAATTTGTATCAATCATTGGATTCTCTCCTCTATCTTCTACCTCAAAATGATCTCCCAGATTAATATCATATTCATTAGCTGCAATCGCTATTTTCTCGATAATATGTAGTTTTTCAGAAAAGCTATAAACTCTCATATCTTCGTGACTTAAAGCAATTTCAGCACTTAATACAACATTCTCTGGACAATCAATGGGAAACAGTTTATTAGTTTCATCCGCAAAGGCTTCTGCATGAAGTTCTACTTCATGTTGAAAATCTTTTGGAATTGTTTCTAATTTATTTATTTTCATACAGTTGCTCCCTGCTTTAACAATATACGGAATAATTTCTTTTTCTATATCCATTTGCGACAAAACTTTACAAGAAAGTATACCGCTAAAAATAGACTTTTTACTCTTTATTGCGGCAAGAGCCAAAGATTTAGAATCTTTATCAGCAGGAGTCTTAGTAGTAGCTGAACCAACAAAATTACTATTAATAAAAATTCTATCTGTTTTTTTGTCTTGTCTTCTAGTAAGCATGTGATCGCAATAATCAAAAGCTCGACCAATAGCCCACTCTTCACCGCAAGTAGAACACTTCGCAAACTCAAAATAGTTTTCCATAGAGAAAGTAAGAGTTTTTTCTGCTTCTCTCTCTCTCATAATTCTGGCTTCTTCTGGAAACTTGTATTCCCAAATAGCAGCTTGAACTACAATAAAATCGTATTTTAGGGGATCAATTTCTCCATAATACGCTTTTTCTTCTTCGCTTAACTCTGCTATACTAACAAACTTAGAATCAAAATGAGTACCAATATTATATTTAGATTTATGCTCCCAATTAAGTGGCTTATTAATAATAGTTTTATAAGATTGACTCATATCTTCTGATGTAAATCGGTCTTGATTATCATTAGCGTCAGCATGACATAAAATAAATTCGACATACATAATGTCTGAATTTTGGTGTTTATTAGCTATAGCTTCTGAGTTTTCTGATTTTGGGTTTTGAATAATTCTAGCCGCAGTCGATATAACAATATTAGACTCTAAACTCCCTTTTCCTCCATTCTTTTTGGCGTGCATTTTTCTATGACAACTTCTACACATATATTGTAAGTTGCTTCTATTATTGTTTTTTCTATTGCCATCTTTATGATTTATGTCTAATTGTCCTTTAGTGGTACCACATTTAGAACATACTTTCTTTAGAGGTTTAAACTTTTTGTCACCCTTATTATGTTTTCTATCTGGGGCATATCTTGAGTGATAAGTATCGTCGGCAATAGTAATATTCTCTATATTCTCTATTTTATTCATAATTTACCTCGTCTTAAGATATATACGGAAACTATTAAATAGTTTAGGCTATATCTCTTTTAACAGCTTTTCTTTTACTATAAGTCATTCCCATTCCAATTCCACCCAATAAAGCAGAAAATACAGAACCTATCATTAAAAGAAATATTTTTTCTAGCATATCTTGAACCCTATTCAATACTTTGCTAAGGCTTGATATAGCCTCTGTATTTTTAGAGATCAGAGAAGAAATAGCCACAGAAGAAAGCTGTTGAGCATCTTTAAAATTATCTATTTTACTTTCTATTTTTTCGTGATCTAGTTTATTGTCTGCTATAAGCTGGTCTATTGTAGTATTAAATTCTATTCTGCTTATCTCAGAGGCCACAGATACGCATACTAAAGCAAATAAAATTAACAAAATTGATATTATTTTAATCATTAACTGCTCCCAGGTGCTTTTGGTTTAGGTTTATTTTTCAACGGTTTATCATTTACTACAGATTCTGGCTTAGTACTGTCTTTTTTCTTGGTCTTATTCGACATCTTAGGATCAGAATCATTAGGTCTATCTTTAGACACTTCTGTCTTACTACTAAACGGTAAATCTGGTGGTAAAAACTCCTCTTTGATATCTTTTTCTGCTTTTTTAGCCTGAATTTCTGTTTTAATATTATAATTAGACTCTTTAAGGGTAGTATCAATAGATAATAGTCCTCTATCATAAAAAGCTAAAACAAGATTTTTTATAGATTGTTCGTCTGTTAAGTTCATTCTATCCCATTTCACTTTAACGGTTTCTGAAAAACCATTAAACTCTGCTATTTGATTACAAATATCTTCCAACCAGATAGAAATAGAACTTCTCCAATGAGTCAATCTTTCAACTAAAGAAAGAATCGACACCCATTCATCTCCACTCTGGTCTAAAGACATTAGAACAGGTGGAACACCCATAGCAATAAGAATGTCTTCTTTCGCTTGCTTATATTTGTCTCTAAAAGCTAAAACTTTACCATCTGGACCAACTTGTATCAATTCTATGTCGTGTGCCCATACTAAAGTCTGAGTAGCTTTAGGGTTAGAAAACAAAGCAGCAAATTGTTGAAGTCTAGCTTGGCTAGCCGGAAATTGATCTGTTCCTATTTTAAAAATAGTAATAAGATTTATTAATCCAGAAGTAATAGACGAATCTAGTTCTTTCAGTTTTTCTAACAAAGAAGCAGAAGAAAAACATCTTGAAAGATAGGGTATACCCCAAGCTTGATATCCTTTTGCTCTTCTTTTTATGTGCGAAACATATCTTGGATTAAGCCTTATTCCGTCTACATTAGAATTAGAAGGATTTTGCAAAGACTTAAGAACACTACGTGGAATAGCTTGTTTTATTAAAGCTGCTTCTGGGTCTGCTCTGCCATCTGATCTTAGTTTAGAAATAAGATCAGCATCATATTTTAAATATATCATTTCTTGCCCAAAAGCTATTGGACCTAATGGGATATGAATAGACTGAGGATTAATCAAATTAATAGAATAAGGAAGCTTATAAGTAGTCTCTTTTACTTGAACGTTATCCCATTTATTATAAGGGAAAGCATTTCCAGAAGTAAACCATTCTAGCCCTATTTCTTGTGCTAACGGATAAACACCCCTTAAAGTATTGCTGTTTTTTGAGTTAACATTTTCAAACCAAAATTCTAATAACTCATCAAGCTTTTTATTATTTGTTGGTTGTGGTCTTACTTTAGTAACGGCAAAATCTACTAAAACATCTACTCCATTGCCAATAATAGGATCATATCTATATAACTTATTAGCAACTTCCATTTGTTGATATATGTCATTGTATATATCTTTATACTTTCGAAGAGAATCTAAGTAACTAACGGGAGTTTTAACAGATGTAGGAATCTTTAATCCAATACCTAATTCTTGTCCCTCTAACTCTACTTCAAAAGTCTCTATTCCTGGCGTATTTTTTTCTTCTATACTCATCTTATCCAATCCCCTGTGGCTAATTCAGCACCCACTTCTTCTTCTACGTTATCTAGAATATGATTAGCTGCTTGAACAGCTAGGGCTAATGCTGTTGCTCTATCTTTCTTAAATTGATTAGGAACATCAAAAGTATAATAGTTCCCTTTCCCTTCTGCTTGTAAAACTAACAATTCTCTTTTAGTACTTAAAATTTCTTGTCCGGCCTGTTCTAAATCTTCATTAGCACTTCTTCTCAAGTCTAATGGGAACTCTATAGTTTTGTGTTGCATGTCTGCTTTTAATCTTACATATAAATCGTTAACTACTGGTCTAGTAAAATTTACCATTCTTAGCATTTTCATGCCAACTTTGTTTTCATGTTCTTTGTCGTCTATATCTAATATTGGCATAAGTATTGCACCATCTTCAGTTTCAAATGGTTGCGTTAGTAAATCTTTTATAGTGGTTCCTCCACCAGCAGCATCTACATATATTCTTGTTATATTTGGGAACTGAAGTAAAACTCTTCTAATCCAAGATATCATAGTCTGATAAGTTTTACCATTAAGCGTTTTTACGAATACTACCTGCTTAATCCCATTTTTCATTTTAATAACAGATATAGCAAAATTATCACCACCAGCAACTCTAGCTGCATCTATGCCCATAGTATAATTACATAAAGGATCACCAAAAAGTTCAATTGGACATTCTTGAGTATCTATTGTTCTCTTAGGGGTACAAGAATCAATAAGTCTCATAGAAAAGAATCCAACATTCTCAACTGGGAATTTACATCTGTTTTCCATGTCGTAAATTTCTTCAGTAGTATCCATTCTCATCATTTCATAAACATCTTCGTCTAATTCGAATGGTTTTTCATCCATCATTTGTAAATCTTCAAAAGTATATTCATGAAGTCCATATAAATCAGGATTTTTAACAGACATAAGACTGTACAATAGATACTGAAGATAAAAATGATTCCAAGTATAATAAGCAGTAGAAGAAATTATGTATTTATTCTCTATCCCCTTTTTCTTAACATTCATCATTGGTCTTACAACAGTTTTTACAATATCTTCGCTAACTTGAGCATACTCGTCAATTAGAATAATATTATATCTTCTACCTCTAATCTTTTGTCCTGTTCCCAAAGGCAGACCTTCTATAAAAGACCTGTTATGGAACTTAGTTAAAGCTTTAAAAGTAGTTCTTTGTATCTTACCGTTAACAGAAGCCCTTAGATATGGAGACTCTTCATAAAAATCAGAAATCTTATCAAATAAAAACTCGGTCTGTTTGTAAGAGGGAGTGATAACACCAATCATAACTCCAGGATACAGCATAGCATATAGAACAGCGAATAAAGCCAATAGCCAAGTTTTGCCTATTCCTCTACTCATAAGTAGCAAGTTGTTCTTCTTAAACCATAACCCTCTTAGTGCTTTTCTCTGAAACCAAGTAAGCTCTACTCCTAAGAGGTCTTTAGCTGCTCTAACTGGGTACTTTCTGTAAAATAAAATCA